AGCTCTGCCCAGAGCGCCCGTCTCTGCAAGTTCCAATGCATATTGCTTGCTCTTTGACTCCGTCGATAGACCCGTAGCAAAAGGATTCGGATCAGCTTCAGTTCGATAGAGTTCCACTTTGACGATATAGACATCGCACTCCTTTACTAGTGATTCGGCTAAACAATGGGTTTTAATTCTGTAATCTGGAAAATCTTTGATAAATGTTCGAAGCCGGTCTTGCACTCCAACATAATCATCTAGGTAATTCGACATTTATTGCCTCCCTTTGCGCTGTATCTTTTAGCGCATCCTGTAGTTGCTCTTTTAATGAATAAAATGTGCCATCTGGCCAATTCTGCATATCAGCTGCGCACTCTAAGCAATAGAATCGAGTGACCCCTTTGCGCTTAGGATGTTCGCTAACTATCTTCCAATATGCTGGCTTACGGGCTAATGGATGCAACTCCCCACTTCTCGATAAATGGGCATATCGCATCTTGCAATAGTCGCAATATTGATTTATATTGCTATTCCTCAAAAGCGCCAAAGTCGCTCCAATCGGTAAATCGGGTTCGAGCCAAGATAGCGGCATATCCAATGAGATCGAGATACGAATCCTCCCGCATTGGGCTTTCCACCATTCGGCTGAGTTTTGTCGCGATAAACACCAATGCCAGCTCAGATGGGTCTCGCAACTGAACACCGAGGGCGCGACATAATTTGTAAATGCGTAGTAGGTTGTCCCGCGGATCACCATATTCGAATCCTCGGTCATTAAGAGTGTTGAGGGCTTCTTCAATCCATTCATTAAGCCCTCGATCTGATAACTCGGCCATCAGCCAAACCTCTCTCATAGCCCTTTTGGAAAGCCTCAGCTTCTTTGTTTTCAGCTCGAATCATTGCCCACCAGACAATTGCTGTTGGAATGGCAATCATTAGGAAAAGCAACTGGTTATCTGACATCAGCGCTCACCCCATAAGTGTCAAGGAAATACGCTGATATTTCGGCTTTTGATAAACGGCCTCTTGTGTCTTTTCGGCCTAGTTTTGATACTGCATAGCGCCGGATCATAGTTCCAGCGACAAAGTGCGTTCCATCTGTCCAAGCTTGCGCTCGGGTATCAAATGAAATTAACTTAGGTTTTTCTATCATTTGCTCCCTATTCTCTAATCCGAAAATCGAATTAGGGCTTTAGCGTAAGGGATTAAATGGATTTATCGCAATTGGCGCTGGGGTGTGTCGTCAAATAAATCGATATGCTCATCGATGGTGCGGTGGATATCCTCCACCTCGTAAATCAGATAAGTAATAACCGAGATTCCTGAATATGTAGGAAGCCGACTGGCTTCTCGACCTTTTGGCTATTGGCAAAGTCGGTCTTGGTGGGAAGTACCTTTAAAACCCATTCAGGCTCGTTTAGAGCGCCTAAATCAAACTCATAGACTCCCTGTGGGGTGGCGTTGATATAAAGCGTCCTAGAGCCCGTTCTAGCCCTTATATCGGCCAAGTATTCCCACTTGTGCTTCTCAATCATCAGCCGGTCGTAATGGCTTCGACGGCACTTCATTTCAATAAATGCGTTGTGGGTTACCCCATCGCATCGGTCGGTCGCCGATAGTGGCGTCAAGTCCGGATATTCGGCCTTCAGCGCCTCAAAGAGTTCGACTTCCCGGAAGTAGGTCAGTTGTCCGACTCCCCATCTTCCCAGCCGATTTTCCTAATCGGATCGCTGGCATCGATGACCCAGTCCGGCCAAGAGCTGCGATCCATAGCAAAAGCCAGAGCTGTGCCTTCATCCATTCCGGCATTGCGACAAGACTTGTAAATCTCTTGACAGGCTATTGCCCAATAATCAAGTTTAGTTGGAGGCTCTTTAGGGCTTATACGACGCCGTTTAACCGGCTTCTTTGCCTTTTTAGCGACGCGTTTTCTTTGCGCTGGCAATTACGACCCTTTCCCTTAGAGCTGTCTCAAGGGTGGATTCTAACTTATCGAGTCGAGAAATCAGCGGAAGATTCTCAAGCTTTATTATGTATCTAAGCCCAGCGATTAGTAAGCCAATTGATCCGAGAACGGATGCAATAAAGCCAGCGACCTCCGTTGGCATTAACGGACTTTGCCGTAACGCTCGTATTTAGGATTAAGCCAGTTGATTATGCTGGGAATTGTAGCTACGGCAGCGGCATTGACAATCGCTTCGATGTCCAAGCCCACCGCTAGGTAAGTCGCTAGGGCTGCTGCTATAAAAGTCTTTAGCCAGCTTGCTCCGGCCAGTTTCAAATCGTTTAGCATTTTGCTTTTCTCCTTCTAGGTCAAACCAAGAATCGTCTTTGTCTCCCAGAGTAGTGAAGCTGATGTGAAAGTGAGATCGATGGGGATTAGCCCCTCGATACTTACGCCATCTCCAGTTCATTATACCGGAGGCTATCCGACCATCGTAAATTAGATATTTGATGCGCTTATCGCCGCGCTTGGCTAGTTTCCGCAGCTTCTCAACTACTGCAAAAGCTTCTTCTTTGTGAGCGCCTAAATCGGCATCTATGTCCAGTCCTCGGACAATTCCTCCGCTGTCTGGTATATGGTCAGAATTGCCTTTAGCAATATGCCGAGCGTCAGCAATCCAGCCGTCAGAGCCCCGATCGCGATTAGGATAATCGTCATCAATCTGCTCCCTTAGCTGTTGCCCGGCCTTGCATAGTTTTGCCATAGATTCCCGATTATAGGATAAAGCCTAAACACTTCCTCAAGATTATGCCCTGCCCTTTTAAGGGGGCAGGGCATAATCTTGAAGGATTGTGCTAAAGACCTAACGCAGCCTTAAGGTCATTTAGGTTCAAACCAACTTTTTCTAATTTCTCAGAAATTGTTAGTTCCTCAAATTCAGCAATATGAGCATCAATAACAGCCTGTAATTGTGCTTCTGTAGCATCATTATTGTCCGCCAACCCGACTTCAATAATATTTTTATTATCATCTAAAATCGCATTGAGACCCTTGCCGTTTAATTCTAGGTCTAATTGAGCAAGGTTAATTGGTTTATTTACTTTTATCATTATGACCCCAAATCTATTACGGAAATAACCCTGCGTTGAAATCCTGCCGTTCCTGTGTTTGCTCTAAATTTAGCAGTAAAAACATTAGAACCGGCGGTTAAGCCTGTTAGTTCAACGGTTCTAAATACTGAAGCACCGCTACTACCAGAAACAACACTATTGCTGTCCGCAACTGCTACGCTACTTGCTCCAGATACCTCAAAAGACATATAACCAGCGCTAGAAGGTTCGATTAATGCGCCAAAAAGGACGAGCGCTTTAGTGCCAGTTGTTACTGTAACTGAAGTAGTGGTTGTTAAATTTGTATAACTTGTGCTGCTTGTTGATTCATTCGCAGTTGTATTGACATATCCAGTAGTCAGAGAACCACCAGCCGGAGCCGCCCACTTGAGTCCTGTGCTCGTTGAACTATCCGCTACGAGTGTGTGGCCGTTTGTGCCTACCGCTAGGCGGGAGAAGGTGTCCGCGCCAGTACCGACAATGAGATCGCCCTTAGCATCGTAAGCCGTTGCGACTGTATTGGTTACGACTGGAATCGGGCCAGTGCCGGAGGCGACTGAAATACCAGTTCCGGCTTGAACCTCGGTAATATCTCCGACATTGGGAGTTACCCAGCTGTAATCTAAATCAGTATTTGAGGCCTTTGATAATACTTGTCCGGTCGTTCCGCCTTTGAGATCGACAAGACTCGTATCGACTCCATTACCGAGAGTCCGGATAGCAGCTGCACCATCCTTGACTAAATCTGTATCGGCTGGGGTCGTCCAGCCAAAATTGGTTGTTGTTGGCATTTATGCTCCTTTAGGCGACGATTGTAGCGTCAATCCATTCCAATGTGTTAGACAGGGTATTCCAAGCCTCGGTAGCCGGGACAATGTTCCAGCGGAAGGCTTGTAATGAGAAGGCGACCGGCGAAACATTCATCGATAGGTCAAGACGGCCGAGAGAAGCTGTCCAAGTCCATCCTTCGACAAAGCCTTGAAATTCGCCATTTACCATATTGCCGGGAAGGTTTGTGATATTGACCGGCATACCCATAAAGACATTTAGAAGGCTATCTCGGTCTGAGTTGTCTATTTCCGTTGATCCGACAGGGAAGGAAATCTGTCGCAACTGGAATTGCGGATAAGCCCGTAAATCGAGATAAAACAGCGCTTGATCTTCGGCGTCAGTCTGATTCTTAAGGGTGGTCGAAATTGTGGTCGCTAATTGGCCGTAGAGGGCAATAGAGGCCGCATCTTCCTCGGTGTGGGTGGAATTGCCGGACGAGGTGTAAGCGATGGTTATAGCGTTTCTAACATCGCCAGCTCGCTTGATAATGGCAAGCCCGGGGCCGAAGGCGTGATTGCCGTCTAAATCAACATATCCATTGGCGGCTAGATATTGGCTTCGATGAGTGGAGTCGGCATAACCGATGCGGCCTTGAGCGTCCTCGTACAAATATCCAAGT